TCATTCCACGCCCTCCTGGGCCGTCTGTGGGCCGTCAGCCGCCGAGCGGGGCCGCTGCAACGCGGCGTCGATGGCCCTCCGCATCCGCTGCTCGGACTTCGGCATCAGGTGCGCGTACGTCCGCAGCAGCAGCGCCCCGCCGTCCGCGTGCCCCATCCAGTCGGCGACCGCCTTCGGGTTCTCCCCGTCCGTCAGGAGCACGCTCGCGAAGTAGTGCCTGAGCATGTGCATGCCGTGCTCCCGGTAGCGGTGGCCGCGCTTCTCGCCGGCCGCGAGCTTCGGCACGATGCCGACGCGCTCCAGGCGCTTGTTCCACACCTCGCGGAAGGTGACGGGGTGGACGGGGGCGCCCAGGGTGTTGGTGAAGAACAGCCGCACCGTGACCGGATCGCCCTCGACGTCGCCCCACGGCAGCGTCACCTCGACCGGCGGGAACAGCCGCATGTGCTCGGCGAGCGCGACTTTGACCCGCTCGGGCAGCGGAACCTCGCGCGTCTTCTCCCCCTTGGGCAAGTCGAAGATGAGCGTGCCGTCGTCGAGCTTGAGCTGACGGTTGACGGCCGCCGTGCCACGCAACCACTCGACATCATCGGGGCTGAACCCGAAAATCTCGCCCTGTCGCAAGCCAAGACCGGCGCCGGCCTCGACGACCGCCTGGTACCGATCCGGTAAGTCGTCGGCCATGTCCAGCACCTGATCGGCCGTCCACACGACCAGCTTCTTCTTGACCACCTTCGGCAGCTTCACGACCGGCGAGCGGAGCGGGTTCTTGACGATCAGCTCGTCCTCGATGGCGACAGAGAACACCAGGCCGACATGGGCCATGATGACCTCGATGTACGAGGGCGCCAGCTTGGCCGCCTCAAGGTGGTTCACGAGTTGCTGCAGGGCGCTCGGCCGGCGCGACAGCCAGCCGATCTCCTTGCCGCCGATGACGGGGTACACGTGGTTGGCCAGCCGTTCGCGCATCTTGCGCCGCGAGCGAGGATCGAGGGTGCGGTTTTCCAGGACCTCTTCGGCCTGCTTGCGAAAGGTGATGCGGCCGGCGTCTGGGTCGATGTAGGTGCCGCGCTGCAGGTCCGCCTCCACCTCGATCTTCCGCCGTTCGGCCGCCGTCTTCTTCGCGAACGACTCATTCTTCTCGCGGCCGTCCGGGCCGTCGTACCGGAGCCTCCAGCGCGAGCCCTTGCCGTACCTGGCGGGATCGCGCTCGAGCACGGGCTTGCCCTTGTCGTCGAGCAGCACCTTGCCGTCCGGGCCGCGCGCTTTTCTCATCCAGCGATCTTCAACGTGTGCCATCAATCCTCCCAATTGTCCCGAAAGCCGGGAACATCGAAGCCGAAGAAGTTCAACACCTCATTCACCGCTCGCCGCATATCATCAGCAGATGCCGAACCTTGCAATGGCATTACGTCGTTGAGCAGTTTCCCCGCTATATCAACGGCAAGGTCCATACGGATTGCTGCCATTGAAATATCTCTGATGCTGACAGACTCCGGAAAATCCTTGGGCTTCACCGTGAGAATCACATGAGCCAGGCCGGGAACTTCAGAAGCGTTAACCACGGTGGTATCCACTACCTGACCGTGACGGAGGAGATCTTGCACCTCAAGGTCGAGGCGCCGAAACTGCCTGGCTGCGTCGGCGGGCTCATCCTTGAACTTGGTAAGCGCTTGACTCAGTTCGTCTACCTTCTGTGCAGCAGTTCTGGCAGACACCTCGGCTGCCATAAGCCGTTCCTGGTGCGCTGCTAGTTCTCGGCGATAGAACGAACCGATCGTCTTCGCTTCAGCAAGTTCCTCTCGAAGCCTTTCCAGTTCTCGACGCTGCGCTTCTAGGGAAGCCTCGTGTTGCACCGCGACCTGGTATTTCATCCGCACATCTGCAAGTTCGCTTTGTGTGCGTATAAGATCTGCTTCGAGCCTATAGATACGCTCGCGCTCCATCTCCGACTGTGTCAGAACACGCTCATACTCCTCCCCTAGATCTAGGTCGTGTCCCGATGAGTAAGAGACGTCCGCGCCGGTGTGCATCTCAAACCGGCGCGGCGTGGTACGCAGAGCAGCCTTTGGTGCGCCAACTCCGTGCGGCAAGTCGGCTGCACGCTGTGCGAGCTTCAGAAATTCATGATCTTTCCACTGCTCGAAAAATCGGATGATCGCTGCATCCAGCGTGGAAGCCTGATCCAATAGAGGCATGAGGCTCTGTTCGATAGCCGCGAGACTTCCCTGAATTGCTCTCGCAACAAGGTCAGGTTTGCGCTCTTCCCAGGCTTGAACGAATCGACGATAGCTCTCAGCGGCCAGCTCCCCGCGCACAGGGTCTGCGGTGGATGCCTCTGCGATTACATCGACGATCCTGCTGCACACGTCAAGAGACGTGATGACCTCAACAATGCGCGCCTCCTGTCGGTGGTCCGGCGGTGAATACGGTGCTGGGCCGATGATTGCCACGCCAAGAGCTGCACCCACCGCCAGCACGGTCTCCGCCTCCGGACGTGGACCCGAAGCATCCTTCTCAAGATTGATCAACGTGCCACGGGACACGCCGGCGACGACAGCGACCTTGTTCTGAGCGAGTTTCAGCTTCTCCCTGCGCTCACGAAGGTAGACAGCGGCACCCTCAGGGATGCGCGAAGCCTCCTCTTGTGCAGGTCGTCGCGACTTCCTTGCCACCGTGCCTCACATCCTGACTGCTCAGAAGTACCGTTGTACTCACTGTGTTCATCAGTGTCCAACGGTCTCCAGCAAGTGTCAACGGGCATGTCGGCGCTGATACCGATAGACAGACGAATCCGGCTCCCGTGATGAGCATACGTAGTTGGGAGAAGTCTGCTGAAGCCTGCGGTGAGTGGACCACTCGTGTTTAGTGGTGCTACCGTGAGCCAGTCGTCGTTCTCACGTTCGACGTACCGGGACTGACCAGGCCCCACGAATGACTGTGGGCCTGGGGGGAGCTCTCACCTTCCCCGCCAGGCCCGCTGCGCAGTACCCCGTCCTGTATCGCTTGCCAACGAGTACAAACAAGGAACGCGCACATGCACGGTAGCACCACGACGCGCGGAAGCGGTAAGTCTTCCCGCAGTAAGGTCAACGCGTCTCCGCAGGTCGCAGACCTGATCGCTGACCGCTCCAACGACAGGCTGCTCACCTTTCCTGACGAAGTGGTAGAGCTGACCCGCATCGAAGAGGCCACCTGGCGCTGGAAGCGTCACCGCGGTGAGGCGCCCTTCCTGTTCCGCATGGGGAGGCGCTTGTACGCGTGGCGCTCCGACGTGGTCGCCTGGATCGAGGCGCAGCGTCTCGCCGACCAGGCCGACGCGTAGGCAGCCCACCATGAGCGACCTTCTCCCCGAGCCGTTCGAGTACGACGGCATCCAGTTCCCCGTTGTGCGCATGCCCAACGGTGATCTGGGGCTTCCCCTGCGTCGCCTGGCCATCCCCGCTGACCTCGATCCTGATGGTCAGCGCAAGCTCATCGAGCGTTCGGCCTGGTCAAAGGGACGGACGGACAATATGTACGTCCGTCTTCCCGATGATGACCGGGTCCGCAAGCACTTCGTGATCAGCTATCGGATCGTCCCGATGTGGATCTCGAACATCGGTACCTCCCAGATGGAGGACGCGGTCGCGCGCCAGCGCATCGAGCGGTGGCAGGTCGAGTTCGCCGACGCCCTGTACGACTACGTCTTCAAGGGCGGCGCGATCAACCCGCGTGCCACGGTCGAGCAGCTCGACGAGATCGACCGGACGATCCGCCGCGCCAAGGAGCAGGCGGCCGTTCTCGGCAACCTTAAGGGCGTCGTGGACTCGTCGTGGCTGGACGCGAAGGGCCGGCACGTCGCCGCCGTCGCCCTGGGCATCGAGCCCGACATCGACCCGGCGACCAGGCCGCTCACCGTGGGCGAGTTCCTGGAGGGGCACGGTATCAAGGGCGCGACGCTGCGCTCCATGTCCACCAGGTTCGGGAAGCGGCTGAAGGCCCTGTACCGCGAGAAGTACGGCACCGAGCCGGGCACCGTGGACCGGTTCATCGACGGCGCTCTCCGGCCGGTCGCCTGCTACAACGAGTCCCACCGCGACCTGTTCAACCAGGCATGGGTGGCCATGCTCGACACCCGCTAATCCCTGCTCGCACGAGCCCGGCGTCCCGATCGGTCGCCGGGCGGTCCGCCTTACCCAAAACACAGGACAACGAGCGAGCGGGGACGCGGTGCCCAACATGGTGTACGAGATCAAGGACTCCACTTGATGGGGATCAGGCTCGTCGTCGAGGTCCTCGACAACGCCCCCGAGGACCTAACCCCGGCCGAGCGGCTGCTGCTGGTGGCGCTGGCCGAGGACGCCCGCGACGAGACGCGTGTGTGCTTCCCCGAGAAGGACAAGCTTGCGCGGCGTACGGGCTTGCAGGAGGACGGGCTTCGTCGGACGTTCCAGCGGCTGGCGAAGCGCGGCCTTGAGGTGCGTGTCCCGATCGGTTACGGCAAGGACGGGCGGGCGGTCTTCGCTCGGACCGGCGTGCGGTCGACGTATCGCCTGCCGCCCTTGGCGAGGCGGGACGACAGTGCCACCTCGAATGCTGAGGCGGTATCCGAGTCCCGCCTGTCAGGCGGTACCAGCGTCCCGCCTGACCCTATTCAGGCGGTACCAGCGTCCCACCTGGACGCCGATTTTCAGGACGGTCTTTTCCCTGCTCAGGAGGCAGGCGGAAAGGATCACCCCAGCTCAGAGGAGGCGGTATCCGAGTACCGCCCTACCCCTCACCCTCAACAACCAGAGAAGAAGAAAACCTCTTCTTCCTCCCGATCGAAGAAGCCGAAGGCCGACACCCCGCCCCGCGAAGACGTCGAGCAGCTCTGCGGACGCCTCCTGGAATGGGCGATCAAGAAGGAGTACCACGGCCGCCCGAAGGCGGTCCCGGACGAGTGGCGGACCGAAGCCCGCCTACTCCTCGACAAGGACAAGGTGACCCTGCAGGACGCGCTCGACGTCCTCGACTGGTCGCAGCGTGACCTCTTCTGGCGCGACAACATCCACGCGATGCCGAAGTTCCGCGCGAAGTACGGCGACCTGGAGATCAGGTCTCGCGGACGTCGCGGCGACGGCGCCGGTCAGCAGCGCTCCACGTCGCGCACCTCAGCGCCGGGCGCCAACCCGAACCAATTCACAGAGGAAGACTTCAATGACCCGAACTTTGGTTGACGACACCCCGATCGCGGACCTCTTCCGCGACCTCGGCATGCCACCCCACCACGAGAACTGTGACGGCTACGGCTGGGCGAACGTCGATGACGAGAACGGCCACATGGGTGCCATCAGGTGCATGGGCTGCGCTGGCGAGAACGTCGCTGCCGGCGTCCTGGCCCTGATCCCCGTACGGTTCCGCAAGCCGATCGAGCTGTTGCCCGCGGTCGCCGAGTGGGTGAAGCGCGGCAACCAGGCCGAGGGGCTCTTCCTCTGCGGCAACGTCGGAACGGGCAAGACTCACCAGGCGTACTGGGCGATGGCCGCGTGGTGCTTCCGCACCCTCACCACCCCAGCGAGCGCCCGCGTCAGTGAGACCTACGGCGAGCAGCGGCGGATCCCCCCGTCGGTGAAGTTCATCCGGGCCACCACCCTGTTCGACGAACTCCGACCCAGCAATCAGAACACCCGCCAGCCGGTCGTCGACAGCCAGGGCGCCAGGCTCCTCATCCTCGACGACCTCGGAGCAGAGAAGCCCAGCGAGTTCACCTGCGAGAAGCTCTACGAGATCGTCGACCAGCGGTACGCCGATGCCAAGCCCATGATCGTGACGAGCAACGTTCCGCCGCGCGCTCTCTCCGACCAGGTGGGTGAGCGTGTCGCCTCTCGCTTCGCCGAGTACTGCGAGGTCGTGCCCGTGACCGGCCCTGACCGGCGCAAGAGCGCCTGACGGGCTGGAGATCCATGAGCGCCAACCAACTTCCCCGACCGGGCGGCGGCCTGACCCACAACATGAGCCGCGACCACGCCCGCCACGACTGCCCGAACTGCCTCCGCAACGGCGGCCACCACGTCAAGGCCGACGAGGAGATGCTGCCGCTGTGGGCCCAGCCCGCGATCAAGCCCATCGGGCAGACCTCCGCCCCCACCCGCTGGAAGTGCTCTTACTGGAGCGCCCGCAACCACGAGCACTGCGGCACCACCGAGAAGATCCGCAACCACCCCGGTATCGGGCCGCGCTGCCCGGTCCACGACCCGAACACCCTCAACATCGCCTACCGAGCGCTCATACTCACGGCCGACAAGGAGAAGTAATGATCAAGGCAATCCTCATCAACAGCAGCACCCGCTGGGGCAGCGGCAAAACCCGCTGCTTCCTGTGCGGCATCGCCGTCGACTACACCCCCTCCACCGAGGACACCCTCCCGCACGTCACCGCGCATGACCTGTGCAACAAGCGCTGCGAGAACGCGCCGCACGCCCACAGCGGCACCTGCCACGCGCTCGGTGGGGACCTCTGCGACGGCTGCGAGGACCTCGTGAAGCGGAAGGACACTGCGGCCATCGCGGCCCTGCTCAGGGGCCGCATCGGGTCGCTGCTCGACGAGTCCCGCAAGCTGCTCAACTGGATGACCGTGTCCGATTGGGTGACCCGCGCCCACCAGGTCCTCATCGGCGACCAGACGATCGACGTCTACCCGGGCGAGAAGCCCAACACGTACGTCGGCTCCTGCCCCTCGTGCGCCTCCTCCATGACGGTCAGCTTCGACCCGGACGTCTGGGGCTGCGCTGCCTGCTGCGACGGCGGAACAGTCGAGCGAGTCACCGACTCTGCTCATGCTGCTCACTGAGACAACAACGGCTGGCCCCGTCTCCACCGGGGCCAGCCACCCCCAGAATGCCATGACCACCGAGAGGCAAGGATGACCAAGCCCGCCAACATCGCCATGGAGCTGGGCTTCTTCCACGGAGAAGCGGACGGCGAATGCCACCGGTGCCGCAGCATGTTCGAGGTCAACGCCTACGCCGCCTTCCACGACGGCGAATGGACGTGCCCGGACTGCGCCGACGCGATTAGCCCCGGCTTCGGCGACATCATCCGCGGCCTCGACCGCGTGTACGACGGCATCACCTGCGACCTGTTCACCCGCCGCGTCCTCATCGAGGACCTGAACACCGTCACGCACGCCCTTCGCAGGCTCGCCGAAGTCGTAGACGACATCGCCGCCGGCCGCACCAAGCTCCATCTCGACGTCCAGGCCGTCGAAGGCTCCTTCGAGGAGAACGGCCAACTCATCGGCGTCAGCATCGACCGACAGATCGTCACCAGCAAGGAGAACACGCAATGAGGCAGAACAGCATGACCCCCGAGTGGGAGATCGACGACTTCACCAAGACGTGGCTCCTGCAGCACGCCGACGGCTTCCGCTCCGGCACCATGTGGCTGGCCACCAACCCGCCCAAGACCGAGGTGTACGAGGTCGCGAAGATCTACCGCGACCTGCACGACGGCGGGTTCACGGGCACCGACTCCTGCACCTACGACGCCACCCTCGTGCCGGCCTTCCTCGACTACCTGAAGGGCTCCCCGAACGAGCGGGAGATCTACGACGGCGTCGAGGAGATGCGCGACATCAACGAGCGGCAGGGCACCAACTACCCGCTGAACTCCTGGCCCAAGGAGGCGTACGGCGTCGGCTTCGACGACTCGTTCATGATCGGCTTCTCGAACGCCTGCTACGTCGCGGTGAAGATGCGATGAGCACCGTCACCACAATGCCGCCCCGCGGCGAGATCTTTGACTTCGCTGACACCGCCCGCAAGCTCACCCGCGAGTACGTGGACGGCTACCAGGCCGGCATCGCCTGGCTGGAGTCCGGCGCCCCCGTCTCCGAGGTGGACGCGATCGCCGACTTCTACGAGCGCACCCGCCCCGGGCAGTCGGCCGAGGAGTCCACCCACTACCTGGATGCTGAGCAGTTCCTGTCTCTGCTGGCCTCCATGCACGCTCAGGGGCACACTCAGGGCTTCACCATCGAGAACGGCTCCGAGGTGCGAGCCGAGTACGTCCGCGACTACGGCCAGCAGTTCGCGGCCTGGGAGCTACCCGACCGCGTGTTTGTCCTGACTGCTCTCGACTCTTTCGACGACGGTCTGGCCACCGCGGTCTGGCAGGCCCGCCGAGGCTGACCCTTTCGCGCCCGTCACCCTGACGGACGCGACGAATGTCCTTTTTCCCACATCCGGGAAAAAGGACATTCTAGACAGAACAACTTTGCGCACATCCGCAAAGAAGCAGGTCCCGGACCTGGACGACCATTCCGGTTGTCCAGGTCCACCCGTACAACGAGCACAACCCCAGGGGGACGGATTGAGGACCGAGTTCACCTACGAGCATCTGGCCGCAGTGCGAGCGTTCCTGCCCGAGCTGGACCGCGCCATCGTCCCCAGCAGCGGCCGGCGCCGCCACTGGAACGAGCGTGACCTGTCCCCCGAACGGCGCGCCGCCATGGACGCCCAAGCGCTAGCCGAGCGAGAAGCGAAAGAACGCAGCCTCGCCCTCGGGCTGAAGCCCTCCGGAGCGTCGCCGGCGCCGCTCGACCTGTCCGTGTTCGACGCCCGCGCCCACATCGTCCTGGCCGTCGTCGAGCTGGAGGAGGCGGTGTGCGACAAGCTCGACCTCACCCCCGCACCCGGCAGCACCGCGGACACCATCACCCGCCTCATCTCGCTCCTCGACCGGATCGCCCTCCACGACGACCTGGCCGACCACGTCCACAACGAGTCCACACGCCTCCGCCAGACCGCGCGGATCGTGCTCGGCGAGCAGGAGCCCGTCGTACGCCTCACCGGCCGCTGCCCGAACTGCCGCTCGCTGAGCCTCCGCGCCTACCCGGAAAGATTCACTGTGGCCTGCGTGGACACGACCTGTCGGTGTGACGATGAGGATTGCCCCTGCCAGCGTGAGGAGTCGTGGCGCCACGTCTGGCCGTACGAGAGGTGGCCGTGGCTGGCCGCCGTCCTTCGTGAAGGGATCGGAGTCGCCCCATGAACCTGGACGAGCTGTACACCGCCGACGAGGCCGCCACCGAGACCGGCTTCAGCCGCTGGGCAATCTACAACTGGGTCAGACGCGGTGTCCTGCGGCCCGTCCCCGGGGCCAAACGGGGCCACTCCAGCCTCTTCCGACTTGAAGACGTGTTCAACGCCGAGAAGACGCGCGACCATACACGCAGGAAACGGGCGTCTCGGTGCTAGGCTGATCACTGAACAATCCCAGAACAGACGGACGACGTATGCCCAGAGCCCGGTCACCCCGGGCTCTTCGCGTCTCCAGGACCTGCGGGGAGGACGTCCATCCCCCGAGTGGATGACCTCCCCGCACCCAAGACCCCGGGCGGACGGGCTGTCTGCACGCCCCCGCCCGCCCGGACCTCACCGCAGGAACGGAGAACCCTCGTGAACGTCCTCCTGCTGCTGGCCCTCGTCTGCCTCCTGTCGTCCGCCGTCATCGCCGGCGTGCAGAAGGCGTGGCCCCTCACCCTGCTCAGCCTCGGACTAGCCCTCGCCATGCTTAACGAAGCGGGCCTGATCTCCTAGCGGCTCGTCACTTACCGAAGGTGACCTCGATCGGCTCGTTCATCTGCGCGGCGGTGTACTGCTGTCTCCCTTGATGCGCGATCTCGACCCCGTAGAACTCATGCCCAGCGGGAACCGCCATCGAGAACTCGAAGACGCAACCGCGCTCCTGGTGCATCCCGTCGTCCAGGCGCCCGAGAGCAATGGTCTTGGCCGCCGCATCGGTGACCACGATCTGCGCCCCCAGGTTCACGTCAGCGAAGTCGCCCTTGCCGTAGCAGTCCGGGTGGTCCCCCAGGTCCACGGAGTCCGGCGTCACCTTGAGGATGACCGTCCCGCGGACGAGGAGCGCGGGGAGCGTCGTCTCAGGCGTCACTGGTGCTGGAGGCGGGTCCGTCTCTGTGCCCGGCGAGAGAACGATGAACACGGCGGCGACCCCCGCCAGCACTACGAGCACCACTCCGGCCACGGCCAGCACCTTCACCATGCGAGCATCCTGTACCGCTCCGGATCTGCGACACCAGACCCAATCAGACCCCTCCAGTGCGCGACTGGAGGTAGAGACCCCCGAGACCTCCCGGACTCGGGGGTCTCGCCCATCTCCGGGAGGAAACCATGACCGACCAGGAACAGCCTGAGCCTGGCAGTATGCAGCACATCGCCCACGACGACACCGGATGCGATGCCTGGATCCTGACGATCCGCTTCGAGGCGGACCATCGGCCGCAGGTGGAGGCGGAGCTGCTCATCCGCGAGATCGACGTGACCGTCATGGGCGTGAAGGACTCCGACGTTGTCATCTCCATGAGCGACGCCGTACGGGAAGCGCTGATCGGACTCGGCTGGATTCCACCCGGGGGCTGATCAAAACAGGGGGCGGCATCAACAAGGGGGCAGGCCATGACCAGGCGGGAATGCCTCGACTGCCGGGCCCTCCATTCAGGGCGAGGGCCACGCTGCCCCGGGTGTGCAGGGGTACGGCAACGGCAGCGAGACCAGCAGCGAGGAACCACCACCGAGCGCGGCCTCGGCTGGGACCACCAGCAAGCACGCGAGCAGCTACTCGCCACCGCCACGGTGTGCGCCATATGCAAGCTGCCACCCACACCCGATGACCCGCTCACCGCAGGCCACATCACCCCACGCGCACAAGGTGGAACCAGCGACCCGAGCAACTACCAGGCAGAGCACGCCTCCTGCAACTACAGCAAGGGCGCAACCACGGGGCACACCGGGTAGAGGGCAGGCACCCCACCCCTGCCCGTCCCCCCTCCCAGCCCCCATGCCCCTCCCTGCACCCCACCCCTGAGCCCTGACCCATAGCTCAGACCAACACCTGATGACCAACGTCGATCACGCAACAGCGACCAACGACAACACGACAACGCCACACAGCACAACAGGACACAAAGCAGCAGGTCAGAGGGCAGGAGAGGGGACCAGGGGGGCACCTAGATCACGCAAAGATGATCAAGGGGTCCTGACCCGTCCCCATCGCGCCATTTTTCGGAGGTACCACCAGCCGGGATTTGCCCGGCGCGGGCTTTCGTGAGGGGAGGTACCTGATGCCCCGAGCGAAGAAGACGGCCGGGACTGCGGTCGACAAGCGGAACGGGCAGCAGGTCCTCGGTGTGGTGGCCGGGCTGAAGGTGGAGAAGTTCGCGGCGCCGCGCGGGCTGTCGAAGCCCGCGAAGGTCGCGTGGGACGACTTCTGGGAGGACCGGCCCGCGCACCTGGTGACGCCGGCGGCGAAGGTCGTGCTGCTGCGGTGGATCGACGCGCTGGACCGGTATCTGCGGACGATCGCGGAGGCGGACCAGAACCCGCTCGTGACGGGATCGCAGGGCCAGGAGGTCATCAACCCGCTGTACAAGGTGGCCGAGCAGGCGATGTCGACGGTGCGGGACTGTGAGAAGCAGCTCGGCATCGGCGGCCTGAACGCGGCTTCGCTGGGCCTGGCCGCGATCTCCGAGCAGCGGTCGCTCGCCCAGATGAACGCCCGCTACAGCGAGCCTGGCGACGTCGAGGAGGACGACGAGCCGGACCCGCGGATGCGTATCGTGCGTGGGGTCGTCGATGAGCCGTGACCCAGGCTGTACGGCGTGCGGGTGGCGGCCAGGCAAGGGCGAGCTGTGGCCGTCCCTCGGCGGGGTGGCCGTCCGATGGATTCAGGACAACCTCATCTTCCCCGAGGGTGACACGTTCGGGCAGCCGTTCAAGCTCCGCCCGGACCAGAAGGAGTTCCTGTACCGCTGGTACGAGTACTGCCCAGCCTGCGATCAGTGGCACTACGACGAGGGCGTGCGCGGCGCCGCGACCGGCGACGGCAAGACCACGTTCATCGCGGCGATCGCGCTGCTGGAGTTCGCCGGCCCGCCGCAGATCGCGCCCGTCTCGCCCATCATCAACATCGCCGCCGCCTCCTACGAGCAGGCCGACGAGCTGTTCGCCAAGGCCGGCCAGATGGTCGGCGGCCGGGACGACGAAATCACAGAGGCGCCGCTGTGCGGCTTCTTCGCCGTCTACGAGAAGGTCATCCAGTTCCGCGACGGCCGGCCGGGCGAGATCCGGCGCGTCGCGGCGGTCGCCGGCACGAACGAAGGCGGCATCCCGCACCTGTTCATCTGCGACGAGGTCCACGAGTGGGGCGACGTCGGCTCGAACAAGGCGCGCGTCCACACAGTCATCTCCAAGTCGACGAAGAAGCGGAAGACGGCCCGCGGCTCCGGCCGGGTGCTCAACCTCTCCACGGCCGGGTTCGACGTGGACCACTCCCTCCTGGGCGCCATGTACAAGCGAGGCCTGCGGGTGCTGAAGAATCCGGCGCTGGCGCCGCGCCTGTACTTCGACTGGCAGGAAGCCCCCGAGGACCTCGACTATGAGGACCCCGAGCAGCGCGCCATCGCCGTACGGGCCGCGTCGAGGGCGGCCGGGGTGCTGTGGAACGTCGCCGACCGGGTCAACGACTGGGGCAAGCCGTCGATGCCGCGCCACGAGTGGCTCAGGTATTACGCCAACCGCTGGGTGGACATCGCTGAGGACTCCTGGCTGAAGGACTACCCGGGCGCCTGGGACCGGTGCGCCGGCGACGCCACCATCCCCGGCAAGGCCGAGGTCAAGGTGGCCGTCGACATGGCGCTGCGCCGGGACTCCGTCGCCGTGCTGGTCGGCTGGGAACGCCCGGACGGCAAGGTCGCCGTCAAGGCGAAGATCTGGAACCCGGACGGCACCGGCAAGATCGACCATCAGGCCGTGGTGGACCACATCCGCTACGACCTGGCCAACACGTACACGGTCGTCGAGGTCACCTACGACCCGCGGTTCTTCGAGGTGCCCGCCCGGATGCTCGAAGACGAGGGCTTCAACATGGTGGAGTTCCCGCAGTCGCCGGAGCGGATGGCGCCGGCGTGCGGCCACGCCCTGGAGATGATCGTGGGCGGTGAGGTCGTCCACGACGGAGACCCCGACCTGGGCGCGCACGTGAAGTCCGCCGCGATGAGGCCGGGCGAGCGCGGTTTCACCCTGTCCAAGGGCAAGTCCAAACGCAAGATCGACGGCTGTATCGCGATGGTCATCGCGCTGTGGCGGATCGCCGCCCCCGAACCGGAGGAGGCCCCGCTCGTGCCGCTGGTGGCGTTCCGATGAAGAAGCTCACCCGGGCCTGGCTCGGCTACGTGGCCGGATGCGTGTGCATCGTGGCCGGGGTGTGGATCCAGTTCGGGACCGGTTACGCACTCATCGTGGCCGGCGCCGTTCTGACCGCCTCGTACCTGCTGCTGGCCGACGTTGATGACAGCGAGGAGGCACCGTGAACCTCCTGCAGCGCATCCGCCGGCGCCGCTCCCTGCCCGACCCGTTCGACTCTCCCGCGCTGCCCTACCTGGGCATGACGCGTTCGATGAACGGGCAGGAACAGCCGAACCCGGCGGAGTTCCTGGCGCTCGCGCGGCAGGTGTTCAAGCGCAACGGCGCGATCGCGTCGCTGATGTTCGTCCGGCAGTCGGTGTTCAGCGAGGCCCGGCTCTGCTTCCGGCAGATGCACGATGCGGGCCCCGGAGAGTTGTCCTACGGCAGCGGCCTGGACATCCTGGAGCGTCCGTGGCCCGGCGGCACCATGCAGGACCTGATGTCGCGCACCATTCAGGACTCCGACCTGGCGGGCAACAGCTTCTTCGCTCGCCGGCCGAACGGGACGTTGAAGAGGCTACGGCCGGACTGGGTCACCATCGTGACCGGCTCCGAGGAGGAGCCCGACCTGTACGGCGACGCCCTCGACGGCGAGCTGCTCGGCTACATCTACAGCCCGCGGGCGCCCGGCAGCGGCGCCGGCGAGGTGCTGCTGCCGGACGAGGTCGCCCACTTCGCGCCCATCCCCGACCCCGAGTTCCAGTTCCGCGGCATGAGCTGGATCACGCCGCTGCTGGGCGAGGTCGAGGCCGACAGCGCCGCTACCACGCACAAGCGGTCGTTCTTCCGCAACGGCGCCACCCCGCGCGTGGTCGTGTCGTTGGACGCCTCGGTGAGCCCGGAGCTGTTCGACCGGTTCATCGAGAAGATGGAGGCCGCCCACAGCGGCGCGACGTCGGCGTACAAGACGATGTACCTCGGTGGCGGCGCGGACGCGAAGGCCATGCAGATGAGCATGCGGGACCTCGATTACAAGGCCGTCCAGGCGATCGGCGAGTCCCGGCTCGCCGCCGCGGCCGGGGTGCCGCCGGTCATCGTGGGTTTCTCCGAGGGTCTGGCCGGCAGCTCGCTGAACGCCGGCAACTATGCCTCCAGCCGGCGGCGTTTCGGCGACGCCACCATGAGGCCCTTGTGGCGGCGGGTCGCAGGCGTGTTCGCCAACGTGGTCGACGTGCCGGATGGCAGGCAGTTGTGGTGGGACGCCCGCGACGTCGCGTTCCTGCGTGAGGACTTGGGCGACATCGCCGAGATCCAGGCGAAGAAAGCGTCCACGATCCGCACCCTGACCGATGCCGGCTACACCGCAGACAGCGTGGTCGCCGCGGTGGAGGCCGACGACCTGAGCCTGCTCAAGCACTCCGGCCTGTTCTCGGTCCAACTGCTGCCGCCTGACAAGATGCGGCCCGAGCCCGCCGAGCAGGAGCCGCCCGCCGAGCCGGACACCGACGAAGGCAGCGACGACGAGCAGCCCGAGGAGGGCCAGGAATGACGTACTTCACCAGGGCCTTCCCGCTGGACGACATCGCCATCGCGCCCGGCGGGGACGGCCGCACCGTCACGGCGTACGCCGCAGTGTTCGACACCCCGGCAGAGATCCACGACCGTGATGGCCACTACATGGAGGAGATCGCCCGCACGGCGTTCGACAAGACGCTGACCGAGCGTGGCCTGCGGTTCGGCGTGTTCTACAACCACGCCGCGACCCTGCACGGCACCCCGTCCGAGCGGGCCAGCGTCCCGCTCGGCACGCCGCTGGAAGTGCGCGCGGACGCCAAGGGTCTACTGACCATCACCCGCTACAACAAGACGCCTCTCGCCGATGAGGTGCTCGAGGCCATCCGTAACGGCGACATCACCGCGCAGTCCTTCAGCGGGCGGATGATCCAGTCGAAGCCGTCCAAGCCCGTCAGCCGGCCGTACCGGGCCACCCGCGGCGGCGATCTGGTGACCGTGGTGCGCAGCGAGATCGCGCTGCGCGAGTACGGGCCCACCCCGCTGCCCGCCTACGAGCCCGCCACCATCTTGGGCGTGCGCTCGCTGGCCGAGGAGTTCGCCAGCCTCGACGACGCCGAGCGCGCCGAGTTGGCCCGCATGCTTTCGTCCACCACCCCGCCTGGGGCCGGAGGCGATCCCACCACCCCCGAGGAGGGGGCCGGTTCGGAGGAGTCGGAGCCCAAGCAGGGCCACCGCTCTGGTCCGGTCATGTCCCGCGCACAGGCGCGGGCTCGACTGATGAAGAGAGGGATCCTCCTGTGAACCGACTGGCTGAGATCGACGAGCGGCTGACGGCGATTCGCGCCGAGCTGCTCACGCTCGCGGACACGGACCTGGACGAGACGCAGTCCGCCCGGTTCGACGAACTCGAGACCGAGTACGCCGAGCTGGAGACCGAGCGTGAGCCGCTCGCCCGCCGCGCCGAGACCATCGCCCGGGTGCGCACCACCGCGGCCACCGCCGCCCGCAACGGGCGCGGCCTGGAGCCGGGCGGCACCGACCGTGGGCCGGAGCTGCTCACCCGGACCGACCCGTACGACGGACTGGACCAGGTGCGCGCCCGCGCGGTCGCCGCTCCAGACCTGCGGGCGCGGGCGCTGGCCGCCGTCGAGCAGGCTCCCGCCGAGCTCGGCGACGACGGGCGCGAGCACGTCACCCGGCTGCTGGAGCGCGGCGACCGGCACGGCCGGATTGCCCGGCACATGCTGCTCACAGGCAGCCCCGCCTACCAGCGGGCGTTCGAGGCGATCCTCGCCGGCGTCCAGCCGTGGCAGCTCGACGACGAGGAGCAGCGAGCGCTCCGGTTCGCTGACGAGCACCGCCGCGCCATCAACGAGGGCTCCGGCGCGGCCGGTGGGTTCCTCGTGCCGTTCCACCTGGACCCGACGCTGATCCTGACGAACGCCGGCAGCACGAACCCGTTCCGGCAGATCGCCCGCACCGAGACGATCACCACGAACGAGTGGCACGGCGTCTCCACGGCGGGTGTGACCGCGCAGTGGCGGGCCGCGGAAGGCACGCAGGTGCCGGACAACAGCCCCACGTTCGCGCAGCCGGCCGTGCACATCCACTCGGCCGACGCCTACCTTCAGGCGTCGTTCGAGGCCACGATGGACACCAACATCGCCTCTCAGGTCGGGATGCTGCTCAACGACGCGAAGGACAACCTGGAGGCTACGGCATTCGCGGTCGGCACCGGCTCCAACCAGCCGTTCGGCGCCGTCACCGCCGTCGCTGCGGTGGCCGGCTCCCGCGTCACGGGCGGCGCCACCTACGACGTCGCTGACGTGTACGCGACCAAGGACGCGGTGCCGCCGCGCTGGCGTTCGCGCGCCTCGTGGGTCGCCAACGAGTCGATCCTGTCGCTGACCCGCCAGTTCGCCACGGGCACCGGGCCGCAGCACGCGTTCTGGACCGACCTGGGCATGGCCACGCCTTCGCTGCTGCTCGGACGCCCCGTGTACGAGTCGTCGGCGATGGACGGCACGCTCGCCGCCGCGTCCACGAACGACATCCTGCTGTGCGGCGACTTCTCCCAGTACCTGATCGTGGATCGGGTCGGCATGACGGTGGCCTACGAGCCGCTGGTGAAGGGCGCCAACCAGAGGCCGACCGGCGAGGTCGGCTGGTACGCGTTTTGGCGTGTAGGCGCGAACGTGCTGGTCCCGGACGCGTTCCGGGTGCTGCGCGTCGTCACGGCCTAGCAAGTCGAGGGCGGGGACGTCGTGTCCCCGCCCTCCCCACGGGAAGGAGGCGCCGTGCAGCGCGCCGCACAGACGTTCCACATGCCCACCCCCGATGGGTGGCGCACTGTCGCCGCCGGTGACGAGCTGGCGGACGACGACCCCGCCGTCCAGGCGGCCCCGCAGTACTTCACGCCGGCCGGCGCCGACAGTGCCGAACCCGAGCAGCCTGCCAAGCGGACAGGGTCCCGGCGCACCAGTACGAAGAAGGCGTAGATGGCGGTCCGCATCTCGACTGCGGCCCGCAACGCCGCAGCGGACGCCATCGCGGCGCTGGCCAACGGCGGCACCGGGCCGGGCGTCATCCGTGTCTACACCGGCTCTCAGCCCACCGGCCCTGGGTCGGCGCCGACGGGCACTCTGCTGGCCGAGTTCGTGCTGTCCGACCCGGCGTTCGCTGCCGCAGTGGCCGGGTCCGTGGCGCTCGACACCACGCCCTCGCTGACGGACGCCGGGCTGGCCGACGGCACCGCCGGATGGTTCCGGATGCTCGACTCCACCGAGGCGGCTGGCGCCGGGCTCGGGATCGTGGACGGCAGCGTCACGGGCAGCGGTGGCGGTGGCGACCTGACGATGAACACCCCCGTGATCAACACCGGCGTCACCGTGACCATCACGGCCGGCACCGCGACCATGCCCGCTGGATGAGGAGACACACGTGCCGTACCTGACCGTGGAAGTCCGCCACGATCCGCTCTACCAGGCGGGCCCCTACAGCTTCTTCATGAACTGGTGCGCCTCGGAGAGCATCCCGCACGACGCCTCCTGGTACATCGAGGTGTTCGACGAAACCCCGGTGCGGGCGGTCGCCGACATCATCGACGTGGACGAGAACGACGAGTGGGTGATGAACCCGGAGACGGGCGAGCCGGTCACCCACCAGGAGACGTTCACGGCGTCGGCGCTGCCGCCCTTGCAGGGCACCATCATCCGGTAGTGCCGTGGCCACCCGGCACAACACCTGCCTGAACCCGGCCTGCGCGAACGACAACGCCGGCTGGGGCGGCGGCTCGACCCCGGCCCGGACCGCGGTATCCGGGTTCAGCCGCCCCTTCGCCGCCAGATACACCAGCGGCACCTTCTCCAACTCCAGCCGGGGCACGGTTGTCGCGGGCCAGCAGTACACGGTGTCCATGTACTGCTACTTCGACAACCCGCTGGCCACCATCAGCGGCGCCGTCTACATCGAGTGGCGCAACGCCGCCAGCTCCGTGATCACCTACAGCAACGGCTCCTACAGCGTCCCCGCACGGGCCGTCTCCCGGGTGTCCCTCACCGCGACCGCGCCTGCCAACGCCGCGTTCGCCAGCCTGATCACGGACAACTACAACTTCGGGTCGGGCCCCGCAGACTTCACGATGGTGCTGGTCGAGGCCGCCCCCACCCTCGACTCCTACTTCGACGGCGACTCGCCCGGGGCATCGTGGGACGGCGTCCCCGGCTCGTCTGCCTCGACGCTGCCCGACAGCGGCGTGACCGGCGTCATGGCCGCCACGCTGCCCGCCCTCACCATGAGTCTGACCGGCGAGGTGCGCGTCGAGGGCGTGCTGAACATCGTCCTGCCGCCGCTACAGGTGGCACTCAGCGGCACCTCGGACGTCGTCCCGCAGCGTCCCGGAACGATGACCGCCGCCGACCGGGCCGCAGTCGCGATGACCGCCGTCGACCGGCGCGGACCCAGGATGGAGGGCGGATGAGTTTCGATCTCGGCGCCAAGGTGCCGCTGTCCATCACCATCACGGACCCGAGCGGCGCGCTGGCCAACGCCGGCACTGTCGCACTGACGATCACGCTGCCGGACGGCACCGTTTTCGTGCAGGACCCGGTCGCACCCGCGTCGACCGGCGTGTACACCTACGACTACGCGACCGTGCAGGCCGGCGTACACCAGGTGCGCTGGCTGGCCACCGGAGACAACGCCTCGTCCTACACCGACGTCATCGACGTCGAACCGGCCGAGGGCGCCCCATTCGTCAGCCTGGCCGACGCCAAGGAGCACCTGCGGAAGGACCGGCTGCTCACCGAGGACGACGAGGCGTTGCGCCGGATCATCGGCGCGGCCTGCCAGGTCATCGAGGACCGGGTCGGGCACGTCACCCCGCAGACTGTCGTCGCGGATGTGTCGGCTTGCCGCGGCGTGGCGGTGCTGCCGGACCGGCCGGTCATCTCGATCGTGAGCGTGGTCCGGCTACCCGGTGGCGCGGCGGTGCCGGCGGCCGACCCGCTCGCGGGAACGGACGGCTACCGGCTGAAGCACTCCGAGGGTGTGCTGCTGCTGCCCGACTGGTACGGGGACTTCCGGGTGACCACGCGGGTCGGACGCACACCGTTGCCGCTCAACTTCCGTCTGGCCGGCCTGGATTTGATCAAGCACTTGTGGCAGGGCTCCCAGCACAACAACGGCGGAGGACGCCCGATGCTGGGCGACTCCGACGCCATTGCCGCCAGCATCCGCCCCTTCGCCTTGCCCTTCCGGGTGATGGAGCTGCTCGGCTTGAAGAAGACCCAGGAACGAGACGAACCACTCGTCGGCTGACATGCCCTGAACGTCTCTGAACGGCTTGTAGCCGAGTGAGGAGGCTTGCCCGGTGTCTACCATCCCCGCAGTCCTGGACGCGCTCGTAGCGCTCGCTGAGCGCGCCTGGCCGCACGTTCAGGTCCTCGACGGCGGCCCGACCACGAACGTCGAACGCGACGTGATCGAGATCGGCTACAGCGGCAGCCCGACCGAGCCGGACGTCCGCTCGACCATGACCCGCGAGCAGCTCGACATGCAGCCGGACATGGAGCGCTACGACGTCATGTGCCTGGTCAGCTCGTGGCGCGGCGACGCGCACCGCGGCGGCCGGCCCGACGCTCGCACCACTCGCGAGCGGGCGTTCGAGCTGCTGACCGGATTCCGCAGCGAGCTCGCCAAAGACTCCCGGCTGGGTGGCCTGGTGATGATGGCCACCATGTCCACCCTGGACATGGTGGCCGACCAGACGGACGACGGCCCCGTCTGCACGGTGCGGTTCGTCGTCCACGTCGACGCGTTCGCGGACGCGTGATGGCCGACCCGGCAGACCCGACAGAGGCGATCCGCGTCCTGCAGAAGGATCTCGGCTCGATCGAGCCGGATCTGCGCAAGAAGCTGCGGCCCGCGCTGAAGACCGCTGCCGAGCCGATCGTCGCCGACGCGAAGGTTCGCGCCTCCTGGTCGGCGCGGATCCCGCGCGCGATCTCGCTGTCGATCAGGTTCAGCAAGCGCGACCCCGGCGTGTCGATGCGGGTGCGGCGCGCGGTCGCCCCGCACGGCCGCCCGTACGAGGGCATCCGGGGCAACGCCACCTTCCGCCACCCGGTGTTCGGCAACCGCGACCGGTGGGTGACCCAGCAGACCCGCTCCTACCTGGCACCCGCGGCCGAATCAGGCATGGACGGCGCACTAGCAGCCACCGTCGCCGCGGTGGATGAGACAGCGAGGGAGCACGGCTTCCGATGACCGAGAGGACCCCTGATGGCCTTTAGCTTCCGCGCGGGCTGGCAGCTCGAATCAGAGCTGACCTCCCCGCTGGACCTGTCCACGCCGTCCAGCGTGATCAAGCTGGCCCGCCAGATCGCCTTCAGCGAGGGTGCGGGTGCTGGCGCGGCGAACATGATCTGGTCGGACCGGCGCACGGTGGCCGCGTCCGCGACCGACGCGATCGACCTGGCGGGCTCGCTCACCGGCCCGTTCGGGACGACGCTCACCTTCGCCCGGATCAAGATGCTGCTGGTGCTCGCCGCCTCGGGCAACACCAACAACGTCAACGTCGTCATGCCCGCCTCCAACGGGGCCCCGCTGTTCCTGGCGGCCGGCGACGGGATCGGGGTCAAGCCCGGCGGCATGTTCTGGTGGTACGACCCCAGCGCGGCCGGCGTCGTCGTCACCGGCGGCACGGGCGACCTGCTCAACCTCGTCAACTCGGGCGCCGGCACCAGCGTGACCTACGACGTGGTCATCGTCGGCGCGAGCTCGTAGGAGGACGCGTGGACAAGATCTGGATGACCCACCCGGACCTCGACGGGCGCAAGGTGCAGGTGCCCGCCGCGAGCCGCCCGCAGCGGCGCCGCGCCGGCTGGGAGGACACGGACCCACCTCCTCCTCCGGAGCCGCCCAAGCCCCGGACCAAGACCGCTGAAGCCCCGGTGACAACCACCGGGGCTTCTTCTTTGCCCGCATCTGAGTCGCCGAAGGGTCGGCGCGCGAAGGGAGAGCAGTAATGGCTGCTACGCCGATCACTCCGGCCAAGCGGTTCTTCCGCCCTGGGATCACCCGCTGCCTGTGGGTGCCGTCCATCGCGGTCATCTCGGCCGTCACCCGACTGGAGATCAACTCCGGCGACGACCTGTCGAAGGACATCCTGGACATCGCCGGGTGGAACGTCACCGGCGCCAAGATCGACACGCCGGATTTGAACTCCCGCTACGTGTCGAACATCCCCGGCCTGATCTCAGCCGAGGACTCCAGCATCACCTTCTACCAGGGCCAGGACGGGCTCGACGTACGCAGCCTGATGCCGCGCGACGAGGACGGCAACATCATCTGGATGGACGGCGGCGACGTGCCCGGCAACCTCATGGACGTCTACCCCGTCCGCGTCCTGTCGGTGGGCAAGCAGCGCAACATGGCGGCCAACGCCGCCCCGCTGGTCATCCAGTACGCGATCACGTCCGAGCCCAGCGAGAACGTGGTGATCCCGGCGTGAGCCTGCGCGATCGCCTGCTCAACCGGCCGCGCCCGACCGGTTCGTTCCCGCTGCGGGTCGACGACGACACCGCGGCGCGGGACGAACTGGAGCGGGCGCGGCGCCTGCACACCATGCTGCTGCTGCAGGGCGGTGTCGACGAGTCCGCCCTGGAGCAGGCCCGCACCGACGTTCGGGAGGCGGAGGAGCGACTCCGGGACTGCTTCGAGTTCGTCACCCTGCGCGCGGTGTCCGCGGCCGACTTCGAGGCGCTCGTCACCGCGCACCCGCCCCGGCCGGACACGAAAGACGAGATGTACAACCTCGACACCTTCCCGAAGGCGTGCTTCCTGGCCTGTGTCGAGGGCGAGCTGTCGCAGGAGGAGTGGGAGCGGCTGTGGGACACCGGGCTCAGCAACGCCGAGCAGATCGCCGCCGGTAACGCCGCGATCCGCGTCAACATCCGCACCCCGGACGAGTCGCTCCCAAAAGGATGGGAGCGGACCGAACCCTCCGGCTAGAGCTGGACGTCTGCGCCGCCTACGGCATCCCGCACAGCACGTTCCTGTCCTGGCCCGAGGACGACCGGGACAAGGCGCTGTGGCACCACATCTGGAAGCAGCAGGAGTGCCCGAACTGCCGCACGCGACCGGACGAGTGGGACGAGACCAAGGGCGGACACCGCTACGCCTACATCGCCGAGCCCCGCCAGTGCCGCGGCTGCCAGGTCAAAGAGGGCGCCCAGGAGGCGTTCGAGGGATCCAAGGACCGCGGCGTGCACATCGTGCTGATCCGCAACGAGGAGGTGCTCCGCCGTGCCGACGCGTGACCTGGTGATCGCCCTCAAATCGAAGTGGGACAGCTTCGGCACCAAGGAGGCCGAGAAGGGGCTGAAGGCCACCGAGGACGCCACCAAGAAGGCCACCGACGAGCTGGCGCGGATGGAGAAGCAGGCCCGCCAGCAGGGCGAGGCGCTCGCCCGGTCCGGCGCCCAGGCTGACCGGTTCGGGCGGGAACTGGAGGACGTCGGCCGCACCGCGATCACGACCCGCCGCCTGCTGGAGAACGCCACCAAGCGGCTGCCGCGCATCGAGATCAACGCGGACGCGTCCGACGCCGAACGCGAGGTGGCCGGCCTGGCGCGGCGGCTGGCAGACCTGTCCGGCAAGCGGATCGGCATCGACGTGGACGCCCGCCAGGCCGCGGAGGAGACGGAACGGATCCGCCGGGACCTGATCACGCTGGCCGCGCTCCACCCCGAGATCGTGGTCGGCGCCAACGTGGAGCGCGCCATCCGCGACCTGGACAAGGCCGAGCGGGCGGCGCGCGACCTCGACGGGCGGCGCCTGAACGTCACCGTGGACGTGGACGGCGCCGCCGCCGGCGCGGCGCAGATCGGCCTCGTGCAGGCGGCACTGAACGCCGTACGCGGCACAGCGCCGATGACCGGCGCCGCGGCGACGGCCGCGATGGCGGCACTGCCCTCAGTGGCAGCGCTGGCGGCCACCGGTATCACCGCCGTGCTCGGCAGCGCGCTGGCCGGCATCGGGCTGGCGGCGGCGCACGGCAGCGATGAGGCGCAGGACGCGATCGCCCACCTGCGGGAGGCGGCCAAGCGGGAGGCGGCGCAGATCGGTGCGCCGTTCGAGCGTGTGTGGCAGACGATCGTCCGCGTCGCTGAGCGGGAGCTGAGGGAGCTGTCGCCGGTGCTGCAGCGCAGCCTGGCCAACCTCGCCCCCGCCTTCGAGGATTTCGTCGAGGACGCGGGCGATTCGCTGGGCGAGCTGGCGCCGGCCATCGACGGTGTCGAGCGGGCGTTCTCGGCGGTGCTGCGCGATCTCGGACCTCACCTGCCGGAGATCATGGAGCACATCGCGACGGCAATCACCGAAGTGACCAGCGCGGTCGAGGACAACCCCGAAGCGCTCACGCGCCTGATCCGTGACCTGGCGTTCCTGACCGAGATCGCCGCCCGGGTGGTCGGCTGGCTGACCCGGGTGTCGGAGACGTTCAACTCCGTGTTGCCGCCCGGGATCAGCGGCGCAAGGCAGCTCTTTTCGGGCACGTCGGACGCCGCCGAGAAGCTGGGCCAGTCCGCACGGCAGGCTGGCGACGACCTGATCACCTTCGCCGACGACGCCGACGAGGCGTCGGTGAAGATGCGCGAGTCGTGGTCGTCCGCATACTCGGAGATCGTCAAGCTGGGCGGCATCGAGTCCGCCGCCCGCCAGCGGACCGCCGGTCTGGAGTCCATGTCGCAGGCGTGGACTCGCGCCGCTGAGACGCAGCGGCAGGGCGCCGAACGCATCAAGGAAGCGGAGCGGGAGCTCGCCGACACCCAAGAGCAGTCGGCGGAGCGGGTCGCCGCCGCCAAGGCCCGGGTCAAGGACGCCCAGCGGGCGGCGGCCGAAGCCGCAGAGGCGGCGCAGGAGCGGATCCGGGACGCCCAGGAGGGGGTCACTGCCGCCGTCGAGGAGGGCGCAGAGCGGGAGGCTGCCGCCCAGCGGCGGGTGGAGGACGCTCGCGAGCGTATGGCGGACGCCGCCGTAGAGGGTGCCCGCCGGATCGAGGACGCGGAGCGTCGGCTGGCGGACGCCCAGCAGGACGCGGCAGCCCGGCAGGTGGACGCTGAGCGGCAGGTGCAGGACGCCCACCGCCGCACCCAGGACGCGATCGAAGATCTGACCGCCGCCAGGGAGCGGGCGCAGGAGCGGATCGAGGACCTGATCGCCGCCGAGTCCGGCGCCGCCCTGGACGAAGAGGGGGCGCAGCTCGCGATCGAGCGGGCCCGCCAGCGGCTCGACGAGATCAACGCGGACCCCGAGGCGACCGACCTCGACCGGCGCGAAGCGGAGCTCGCCTACCGGCAGGCGCTACAGCGGTTGGATGAGGTGCGGCGCCGCAATCAGGAGCTGCGCGAGGACCTGGCGGACGCGCAGCAGCGCGGCATCGACGGCTCGGCCGAGGTCGTGGACGCGATCGGCCGGATCGAGGACGCCCGCCGGGCCGAGGCGGACGCCGAGCAGGCCGCGGCCCGGCAGCGGGAGGAGTCGGCCCGCCAGGTGGCTGACGCCGCTCAGGCGGTCGCCGACGCTCGCGCGGACGCGGCCCGGCAGCAGGAGGACGCGGCCCGCGCACTCGCGGACGCCGAGAACGAGCTGGACCGCACCCGGGTCGAGAACGCCAAGGCGGTGCGGGACGCCCAGGAGGAGGTGTCCCGAGCGCAGAAGGACGCGGCCGAGGTCGCCAAGGACAGTTCGCGGGCGGTGGCTGAGGCGCAGGCCGAAGCGGCTCGCGCCACCAGGGACGCGGCCCGCGATGTGGCCGAAGCAGAGGAGAAGGTCAAGGCCACCCGGCAGGACGTCGCCCGCGAGACGCGCGCCGCCAACGAGTCGGTGATGGAGTCGTACGGGAAGCTGCGCGGCGACGCCAAGCTTACGAGCGAGGAACTGCTGCGCGAGCTGGACAAGCAGGTCAAGGACCAGGAGGCGTGGGCTGAGAACCTGGTCCGGCTCGCCGGCCGGGTGCCAGACAGCATGCTGGACGAGCTGGCCAAGCTGGGGCCGGGCGCGGCCGGGGTTGTGGCCGCCGCGGCGGACATGACGGACGACGAGCTGGCCAAGTTCATCAGTCTCCACGGCAGGTCAGGCAAGGAGGCCGGTGACGTCTTCGCCGCGAATCTCGACGCGGCCGGGCCGGTGCTGCGGCACATCGCCCAGACCAGGGGCGAGGAGGTTGCCGACAAAGTCCGCGAAGGCATGCACGGCGGACGCCAGTCGGTGTACGAGGCGGCCAAGGCGCTCGGCATCGAGATCGACCAGGGCATCGGCGGCGACAGGTCGGTCACGATCTTCATCAAGTCCGATTTTCAGGACGAGCTCAGCCGGGAAGCGCTGCGTCAGGCGGCGGCCATGGCGAACGGCGGCATCTTGACGTTCGCGGATGGCGGGATCCGGTACTTCGCCGGTGGCGGCGAGAACCACATCGCGCAGATCGCGCCGGCGTCGACGATCCGCGTGTGGGCGGAGCCGGAGACTGGCGGCGAAGCCTACATCCCACTCGCCGCGAGCAAGCGCGCCCGCAGCGAGGAGATCTTGTCGCAGGTGGCGGAACGCTTCGGCGGCCGGTTCTACCGGACGATGCCCGTCTCCAGGTCGAGCACGTCGGCGGGGGGAGGCGGCATGTGGCGGCCCAGCGTCACCTACAACATCAACAACCAGGTCGCCCCGGGCGCCAACCTGGCCGAGGTGGGCGCTGCGACCGTGCAGGCCATCCAGGAGTTCGAGCGACGCTCCGGGGACGGGTGGCGCCGATGACGCTGCCCACCATCTCGGTCGAGGTGATGTTCGACAACATAGCGCCGTCCGGCGTGGCCAAGACGAACTCGTTCAACGGCGGCACCGCCGGCGTGACCATCTCCACGGGCAACTCGGGTGGCACGTCGGGCAGCGCGTTCAACGTCATCACCGGGTCGCCCCAGTACACCACCACGCAGGCGTTCGGTGGCAGCGGCCTGGCCGCGTTCAACCCGAGCAGCGGCGTGGACTGCCACATGGACTGGACCGGAGTCACGCAGGTCGGCGACACGTTCTGCCTGCGCCTGTACATGTACCTCGTCAGCGCGACGACCAACATCCAGCGGGTGGCCGTCGTGCAAGGTCCGGGCGGCGTGGTGTCGGCCGTGTGGATGACCTCCGGGAGGATCCTGCGCGTCTACCTCGGGTTCTCCATCTCGATCGCTGCCGCGCTCACCACGCCCGTACCCACCGGCCAGTGGGTGCGGGTCGAACTCCGCTACAAGATCGACCCGTCGGGGAACGGTACGGCAGAGGTCTGGCGGTACGACGACCCGAACTCGGCGATCGCCAGCGATTACGCCATCAGTTCCACCCAGGCGTGGCCTAGCGGCAAGCCCGGCATGGCCGAGTTCCACCTGCAGAGAGATGCGGGCGGCTACTGGTTCCTGGACAACGTGGCCGTGGCCGACTCCCGCATCGGCCCCGTCCAGGGGACGTGGACGAACGTGACTCTGGCGGGCAAACGCGGCATCAGCACGCGGCGCGGCTCCAACCGGGTCGTGTCGCCGGTCATCCGCTACGAGGCTGGGACGGCGACCTGCTACGTCAACAACACCGACCGGCGTTTCGACCCGACCGCGCTGGACGGACCGTACGCGACCGGCGTGCGCAGCAAGGTCACGGCGATGAAGCCGCTGAGGATCAGGGCCACCTGGAACGCGGTCACCTACGACGTGTTCCGAGGGTTCGTCGACCTGTGGGACGTGGACCATGTGGCCAACGTCTACTCCGAGGTCACGGTGATCGCCAGCGACGGGTTCAAGGTGCTGGCCAACCGGAAGAGGGCGCCGGTTGCGGCGGTTGGCGCGGGCGAGCTGTCGGGGGCGCGCGTGAACCGCATCCTGGACAGCGCGGGCTGGCCGGCCGCAGACCGGGTGATCGCCACCGGGAACAGCACGCTGCAGGCGACCACGCTGGAGGGCCCGGCGCTGACCGAACTGCAGGACGTGGCCGAAAGCGAGATCGGCGAGCTGTATATCGACGCGTCCGGCCGGGTCGTGTTCAGGAACAGGCAGGCTGTCATCCTGGAGTCGCGCAGCAACACCGTCCAGGCGACGTTCGGCGCGGGAGCCACGTTCACGCCTGCGCGGGCCAAGCTCGTCACCGACGACGTCACTTTCTACAACGAGATCAGGGCGACGAGGACCGGCGGGAGCGAGCAGGTCGCCGGGGACGTGGCGTCGCAGGCGGAGTTCCTGGTCAAAACGTATGAGGCGTCGAATCTGCTGCTGGTGGACGACACCGCCGTGGCCGGATACGCGTCCTGGATCTTGTACGTGTCGAAGGAGCCGGAGGTGCGTTTCGACACGATCGAGATCCACGCGCACGCGGACCCGGCCGTGCTGATGCCGATCGTGCTCGGCCGGGAGATCGGCGACCGGATCCGGATCATCCGGCAGCCCAGCGGCGGCGGCGATCCGATTCAGCGGGATGTGTTCATCAGGGGCATCTCGCACCAGACGACCGGCGCCACGTGGATCACCACGTGGAACCTGCAAAGCGCGACGAAGTACGGGTCGTTCCTGGTGCTCAACAACTCGACATTGGGGCGGTTGAATGAGAATGCGCTGGGGTTCTGATGGCGCTCGATAAAACCTTCGCGGCAGGCGAGATCCTGTCGGCGGCCAACGTCAACGGCTACCTGCTCAGTATGTGGATCCCGATCGACAAGCGGGTCATCACGTCAGGATCAGCAGCGGCGTCCGTGTCATTTCAGAGCCTCGACTCGAACTTCCGGGTGTTCCGGCTGACTGCGTCGGTGGTGACAACGGGAAGCGGTACCGAGGTCGGACTGCGCTTCAACAACGACTCCGGCAACAACTACGCGCACCACCGACTGTATGGGAGCACCAGCGGTGGAACCCCAAGCGGCACGGCAACAACATCAACCAACCTGGTGAACCTTGGCATTGGGGCGACAGCGCATCATCACATCTCCTACACCATCGCCAAATATGGGACTGCCGACATCGGGGCAGTGACTGGCCACACTGCCTCCGTCTTCACCAACGGCGCGCAGAACGTGCTGACGGCCGGAGAGTGGAACAACACATCCGCGCTTATCAACCGGATCGACATCCTCGCCCACAACGGCGGCGTGAACTTCTTCGGCGTGTTCGCCCTCGAAGGCATCCGCGGCGTCTGACCGCTCCCCGATCGTGCCGCCGCGCTGCTGGGGTGCGGGCGCGGCGGCACCCCCCTTCACCCAGATCGACGAGAACGAGGTACCTGTGTGACCGACCCCAACATCATCAGCTACCTGCTCAACGCTGGTTTCGGCGGGGTCATCCTCTTCCTGTTCCTCAAGGGCTACGTGTTCGGCAAGCCTTCCATGGACAAGGAGACCCGGACCGCCGATCAGTGGCGGAAGCTGTACGAGACCGAACGGGCCGCGCACGAGCTGACCCGCAAGGGCCACGCGGAGGAGACGAGAGCGGCGCTCCAGTCCGCTGCGGAAGGCAGTAAGACGGCGGCGGTGCTGCTGGCCGAGATCAAGTCCCGCCTAAGCGAGGGCCCGAGATGACGCGACCAGAAGATCACGACATCGAGCAGGCCAAGCGCGAGGCAGAACAGTCGAAGCTGCAGGCCCAGCAGGAGTTCCGCGACGCCAAAGAGCGGGCGGCGCGGCACCGCTCGTGGGCGCAGACGCTGCGCGAACTGCGTGAGGCGAACGGCTTCTCCCGCCTGCTCGACGACGCGTTCGGAGGCGGCAGTGCGTGACGCCTTGTTCGACCTCGGGAACGTGCTGCTCATTCTGACGGCCCTCCTCGCTGACGCGTGTGTGGTCGCCCAAGCCCTGCTGGCGCGCTGGTGGCAGACACCCGCGGGCAGGCATGTGATGGCGTTCCAGGCGGTTCTCGCCGCGATGGCGTCGCTGTGGGCGCTGCGCGTGTGGCTGCCGGACGAGACCTGGCTGCTCACGGCCCGGTTCGTAGCGTTCGCCGGCCTGCCCGTCGTGCTGGCGTGGCGGCTGGCCATCATCATCCGCACCTGGCGTGCCAAGCGCCGCGAGCATCGGGAGGCGCAGTGAACATCTTGAGCCGGGCAGCGTGGGACGCCCGCGCCCCGAAGAGCCAGAACACGGTGTCGTGGGCCACCCGAACCGAGTTCTTCGTCCACCACACGGACGGCCCCACCACGCAGACCGTACGCAGCATCCAGGACTTCCACATGGGCCCGTCCCGCGGGTGGTCGGATGTGGGCTACAACTTCCTGGTCCGCGACGACGGCACCATCTACCAGGGCCGCGGCTGGCTCGTCGTCGGCGCCCACTGCCCGGACCACAACCGGACCGGCATCGGCGTCGCCTACATCGGCAGAAACAACCCGACCGACGCCGCGAAGAAGTCGATCCGCTGGCTGTACGACGAAGCGTGCAGGCGGGCCGGCCGGAAGCTGAAGAAGCTCGGCCACGGCGACCGCTACCCAACCGAATGCCCCGGCCCGGCACTGCACGCCTGGGTGAAAGCAGGCATGCCGGTCGACCACGCCGAGACCGACGACTCGTGGACGGAGACGCTCGTGAAGCAACTGCCCCTGCTGAAGCCGGGCGACGACAACTGGGACGTCAAGACCGCCCGCGGCCTCCTCATGCAGCGCGGCTACCTCCCCGAGGCCGTGTACGCGACGGTGGGGCTGAAGGGGTGGCTGGACCGCACCGTCTACGATCCCGAGCTGGTCGGGCTCATCAAGGGCTTCCAGCGGATCAAGAAGCTCGACGACGACGGCCTGTGCGGGCCGCTCACCTGGACCGCGCTGCTGCGCCTGTCATGACCCCGATGTGGCGGGACTACTTCCCCTATCAGACGTCTCTCCCCCGGCATCCCGAGCCCGAGGAAGAGCAGCCCGGAGACGGGCGCACACCTGGCCTCGTAGACGAGGCGAACTGA